ACAAATCAGTTTGATAGTCCAAGAAGTAGCATGAGTAGTTATGGTAATGGGTATAGAAACTTTACAGGAATTATAAGAAATTTTAGAGTAGAAAGAACAAATAAATATTGGGGAAGTAACTTTACACCAACTGACCTAACGTCTATATAGGAGAAATTAATGCCAACCGCAGAGCAAAAAGATTTTATTGTTGATAATGGACTTGATGCCAACGAGTCTATTAAAATTGGTACACAAACGGTAACCTCTCTTGTAGACTCTGCTCAAGTATCAACAATAGCAAGAGAGCCTGCTAATGCTTCTGCAATTGCATTGGCCGGAGGCGCATCAAGTAAAGCATATGATTCTGCTGAACTTCTTCCTACAAGCGGCAATGACTCTGGTGACTTTGGCTATGTTGCATCTACTAATCGTCTTTATTTGTGGAATGGATCCGGTTGGTACAATATAGCATTAATTAATACTTCTCCTACAGTTACCACCTCACCAGATAGTAACTATGAACTTGATGGAACTGCTGGAACTGCTGTAACTGTTACAATGCTAGCAGTAGACCCTGAAGGTGTAGCTATCACATACACACAGACTTCAGATACAGCAACTAATTTTGTAAATATAACTCAAGATTCTGGAGTTTTTACACTTACTCCATTAACAAAAGCTCAGGCAGATTCAAATGGTGTAGGATCTGGTGGAACATTTTCAATAACTTTTAAAGCAACAGATGGCGTTAATATTGTACCTCGCGTAAGTTCTTTTACAATATCATGGATTATAGAATACAATTGGTTAGAAGCAACTGAACAAGCTTCATTTAAAGCTGGAGATTTACAAAGTTCTCAATTATTTGGAAGTGATGTTGGCTTAGACCAAACTGGTAGTACAGCAGTGATTGGCGCTCGAAATCATGATACCAGTAAAGGCGTTGGATATATTAGAAGTTATAGTGGCATTAATTATGAATGGAACAATAATACTGCTAGTATTGGTGGCACTCAAAATTTTAGTCAGTATGGTCAAATGGACTCAATAGGTGCATTTGATTTTGCTAGTGATGGAACAAAGATATTTGTACACGGCAGAGCTGGAAGTAATCTGGATCATGTATATCTATATCCTTTATCAACTGCATATGATCCAACTACAGTAGTTAATTCGGGTGTTCAAAATATAGACGTTTCTGGTGAATCTATAGATGGCAGTGGTACTACTGCATCAGAAGATGGATATGCATTAAAAGTTGGTAAAACTGGAACTCGATTATATGTTATTGATCGCGCTGGTGATAAAGTTTTTCAATGGAATATGTCAACAGCAAATGATTTAAGTACTGCCTCATATGGTACATCTTTTTCAATAAGCACTCAAACTGATAATCCAGCTGGAATAGATTTTAAACCTGACGGAACAAAGATGTATATACATGGTCAAGATGATAGAACCGTATATGAATACAATTTGTCTACTGCATGGGAAGTAAACACTGCAACCTATTCGCAAAATAGATCTTTTGCAACAGCTGGGGCTGGTGGTGATCAATCTTCTAGTACTAATTTAGTTGCAACCGGTAGAGGCATAGCTTTTAATAATGATGGAACAAGAATATACATTGTATGTAATGCAAATAATGTAGTATTCAGATTTAATCTATCAACTGCTTATAATATTACAACAGCGGTCTACAATAAATATGAGACTGACGGTTCAACTCTTATTGGTTATATAGCTCTTGGTTCTGCAACTCATAATGATATAAAATGGAATCCTGACGGATCCAAAATGTACGTAGGCGCATCTTCTGCAGATAGAGTAAGATATTATAATACTCCGGCTATTTGGAAACAAGACGCTAAATTACAAATAACAACAAATAGAAATAGTTACAATAATGCGCAGTTTGGTTATAGTGCAGCAATTTCTGGTAATGGAAATTATGCAGTATTTGGTGCGCCTTATGCATATTACAGTTCACAGAGTTATGGTGGAGCTTTTGTTTATAAAAATTCAAGTGGATCTTGGTCAGAAATTGCTCAACTTGAAGCTTCAACAAGTGCTAATCGTCAAAATGATGATTTGATGGGTAGTGATGTTGATATTGATAAAACTGGAACGCGTATTATAGTTGGTGCATCGCGAGCAAATCATTCAAGTCAATCTGATGCAGGTGGTGCTTATATATTTACAAATAATGGTTCTGATAGTTACAGTTATGAAACCTTCTTACAAGATGTTAATGCAGCGTCAAAAGGAATTGCACAAGCAGGAGATAGCGTAGGTATTAGTAGTAATGGCGGAACATATGCCATAGTAGGTGCTGCAGATTATAATGGAAATGGTGGCACGAGATCAGGCGCAGCATTTATATACGTTAGATCAGGAACATCTTGGTCGCAGCAAACTACTTTACAAGCAAGCGATGCAGCATCTGATGATAGATTTGGTATCTCGGTGGATATAGATAAAGATGGAGAAACAGCTGTAGTAGGAGCATGGTATGATGATCATAGTTCACTCACTAATCCTGGTTCAGCTTATGTTTTTACAAGGGGTACCGTTCAAGTATTAAACTCAATTGCAAACACAACTTTGGATCATACTTCACAACCTTTATCTGGATCTGGATTAAATCCAGGTGCTACCGACCCTAGAGGACTTACATTTAATGCAGATGGAACAAAAGTATATGTAACAGATAATGCAGCTAATGATTTAAGTACATATAGTTTATCAACTGCATTTGATGTGAGTTCAGGCGTACTATCATATGATGGAGATAGTTATTCTTTTGATTTAACAGCTACTGCTGGGTCAACACCTTATTCTCCAAGATTTAATAATGACGGAACTAGGATGTATATTTTAGAAGGAGCCGATGATACTATATATCAATATAATTTAACGTCTGCATATGACGTAAGCACCATGTCATATAGTAACGTTAGTTTGAATACAACTACTCAAGATAGTTCAGCTCGAGGAATAGAGTTTAGCCCCGATGGAACTAAAATGTATATGGTAGGTGCTGCCGCTAATAGAATATATCAATATACTCTATCAACTCCATTTGATCTTTCAACTGCTTCGTATGACAATAAATACGCTGGAACTCACTCCGGTCCAATAGGCATGGTACTTCATTCCGCTGGAACGAAAGTGATTGTGGTTACCAGTGGTACTAATGATCGATTGTATCAATATAGCATGACAACAGCATACGATATTTCAACTGCATCATATGATGGTTTATTTATAAGTGTATCTAACGAACAAGCAACTCCAGCTGGATTAGCACTTAACAATGATGGAACTAAACTATTTCTTACCGGTAATACCGGAGATAATATTGATCGATACAGTTTAGATACTTCTCTTTGGAGTCAAGCACAAAAATTAACTGCGCCTACACCAATAGCCAATAATGCTTTTGGTGAAAGTGTTAGTATTGATGATAGAGGTACAAAGATTATTGTTGGCGAAAGATATTATAACAACCAGTATGGAAGAGCTTATGTATATAGAAAAGTTGGAGGTACATGGTATTATACAAAAACTATATATGGGAGCGGTGGTGGAGCAGATGATCAATTTGGTAAACATTTAGAGTTATCAGGTGATGGTAATAGAGCTATAATTGGAGCAGAAAAAGAAGATACAACAAACGGTGATAGTGGTAAAGTATATATTCAAGAAGCGCCTGCTATAGCTTCTGGCACAACCATAACAGACTATAGCGCCGCGTGTATAGTAACAGCAATATTAGAAGGAGAAGATAACAATGAACTACAAGGTGAAGTAGTTGCTCTTAACAAAGACGGAACTTTATTTGCAGTAAGTGCAACAAATAGTGATCATAATGGAAACGCTAACGCTGGAGCCGTTCGTGTGTATAAAAAGAGTGGCGGAACGTGGACTTTACAAAACACACTTACTACTAATGAATATGTCTCAGGCACAAACAATTATTATGGAAAATCACTTGCAGTAGCGGCAGATGATTATACTATTGCAGTTGGTATGGGTCAAACGACTACTGCTCGAGGTATTCATATTTGGACTTCAAGCGATAGCGGCGCAACTTGGACTTCACAAGCTAATGTTTTAGGTACAGGAGTAGTAGGTGGTGATAGATTTGGTACTGAGCATAACATAGATTTATCAGATGATGGAAATACATTGATAGTTGGAGCTAGGATGGATGATGACACTGCAACAGACGCCGGGGCAGTTTATGTATTTACACGATCTGGAACTACATGGACACAACAGGCTAAATTACAAGCAAGTGATGCACAGGCCAGTGATGCGTTTGGTATACATTGTCGTATTTCAGGTGATGGAAATTATATTGCTGTAGGCGCGCCTTATGAAGATGGAACTAGTAGTGGTACATCTGTAGGAAAAGTATATATCTTTTATTACAATGGTAGTTCTTGGTCTCAACAAGCAGGGTTTCATGCTAATGATCCACAAAGTAATACTCAATTTGGATCTGCGGTTGCAATAGATACAGATGGTAATACTGTTGCGATATCGAGTGCTGCTACAACTGCAAGATGTGTTTATGTATTTACAAGATCTGGTACAAGCTGGTCACAACAAGCTAAAATAGAAAGAGCAAATCCTGAAAGCGGTGATAATTTTGGACATGGTGGTGGTAATCCGGTTATAAGCGGTGATGGAAACATACTATATATTGGTTCTACTGGAGATGATGATAATGGCAATGCTGCTGGTAAAGGATTCATATACACTAGATCTGGTACAACGTGGTCTGTACAAAATAGTAATTTTACTCCACTTGCTTCTAATTATGCACCCGGCGGATTGCGCGGAGTTGAAGCAAATGATTATTATGGTTCAATATTAGCAATATCAAGAGATGGTAATACTTTTGCTGGTGGAAATGGAAATCATACTAATAATGCTGGTCTTAACACCGGTGCAGGTTATGTAATGACTCCATTGTTAGAAAGTTATTAAAATGCAATTTAGTTATATTATAAATAGTATAAAAGGATTTTAAAATGGCAGCTCCTACATCACGTGCAACTTTAATAGATTATTGTAAGAGACGTCTAGGTGAGCCAGTTATCGAAGTTAATGTAGATGAAGATCAATTGGAAGATCGCGTAGACGAAGCTTTACAATACTATCGTGAGTTTCATTCAGATGCCACAGTTAGAACTTATCTTAAACATCAAGTTACAGCAACTGATGTAGCAAACGAGTATATCACATTAGCAAGTAATATCATATTTGTTTCTAAAATGTTTCCTTTAACAAGTTCATTTAATAACTCTAGAAACTTTTTTGATATTAAGTATCAAATGATGTTAAACGATATTGCTGATCTTATGAATTTTGCTGGTGATTTGGCATACTATGAACAAATGCAACAATATCTGTCGCTATTAGATATGAAATTAAATGGTCACCCACAAGTTCAGTTTTCAAGAAGGCAAAATAGATTATATATTTTTGGTGATTTTGCAGACGGTGATATTAAAGAAGGTGATTATATAGTTGCAGAAGTTTATACAGAAATAAGTGACACTGATCACACTTCAATATTCAATGATATGTTTGTTAAAGAATATACAACTGCTTTAATTAAACAGCAGTGGGGAACAAACTTAATTAAGTTTGAAGGCATGCAACTACCAGGAGGAGTCGTTTTAAACGGAAGACAAATATATGATGATGCTACTGGAGAAATACAAACTCTTAGAGAAAACTTGAGACTAGAACATGAATTTCCACCAGACTTTTTCGTAGGATGAGATGGCTACAAATTTTTATTTTAACCAAAAAGTACGATCAGAGCAAAACCTTTATGAAGATATAGTCATTGAGGCACTTAAAGCTTATGGTCAAGACGTATTTTATTTACCACGAGATTTAGTAAATGAAGATAAGATATTAGGAGACGATCCTGTATCAAGTTTTAACTCGTCTTATCAAATCGAAATGTACATTGAGAACACAGAAGGCTTTGAAGGTGAAGGAGATCTCTTTACAAGGTTTGGCGTAGAGATTAGAGATGAAGCTACATTTATAGTATCAAGAAGAAGATGGACCAATACTGTACAAAGGTACGATAATGAGATTACAGCAGTAAGACCTTTAGAAGGCGACTTAATATATTTACCATTAAGTAAAAAGTTTTTTCAAATATCTCATGTAGAACATGAGCAACCATTCTATCAACTAAGTAATTTACCAGTATTTAAATTAAGATGTCAGTTATTCGAATACAGTGGCGAACAGATGGACACTGGTCGAGATGTATTAGACAATTTAGAAGGTGCGTATGCATACAAATATGTTTTATCATTAACCAATGTAACTGGATCTCCATTTAAAGTTGGTGAGGTAATTACTTCTCCAAGTGGCGACACAACTATGAGAGGTGAAGTTGTTAAGTTTTCTGATTCAGATAACAAGCTTCATATTGTTCATGCCGGGGCGGATGATGGTAAATATCACACATTTGCAGACAGCGCAACAGTAACAGGTTTAACAACTAATGCGCAAGGTATTATAGCTCTTGTAGTAGAAGAAAATCAATTATCTCAAAATGAACAAAATACAGATTTTTCAACCGGTACAGACTTCATTGATTTCAGCGAGTCTAATCCATTTGGCGATGTGAGTAATAACTAATGTTTGGCGGTCACTTCTATCATGCAAAAACTAAAAAAGCTGTAGCATTATTTGGTAGGCTTTTTAATAACATATATGTTATTCGCAAAAATTCTTCAGGTGCTGTTATCAGTCAACTAAAAGTTCCGTTATCTTATGCACAAAAACAAAAGTATCTAGAAAGAATTAGAGAAAATCCAAATCTTTCAGAAGATCAACAAGTTGCAATTAAGTTACCAAGAATGTCATTTGAGATTACTTCAATAGCTTATGATGCTCAAAGACAATTAACAAAGGTTGGCAACTTTACCACAAATTCTTCGACTGGAGAAAATACTAAAAGACAGAAATTTTTTACGCCAGTTCCTTATTCAATAAATTTTCAGTTAAATGCGTATGCTAAGTCACAAGACGATGCTCTGCAAATTGTTGAACAAATACTTCCAACGTTCAATCCACAATACGCATTAACTATAAAACCTTTTGCTACTGAATATCCAACATTTAAAGAAGATGTGCAAGTTATAATACAAGGCGTTTCTTTTTCAGATGATTTCGAAGGAGCAATGGAGCAAAGACGTACAATTATATACAGCATGGACTTTGAGATGAAGCTAAGTTATCACGGTCCGATTGCTGATCAGAGTATCATTCGACAAGTTGATACAAAGGTATTTGATATCAATGCAGGATTGAATGACTCTGATATAGGATTAGAGACAATAAGAGTAACTCCTAATCCTACAACAATTATAGGTATGGACGATAGTGATTTTGGATTTTCAACAACAATTTTAGATAGTGCGAGTTAAATATGTATGAATATAGATGTAAAGTAGTAAAAGTAATTGACGGTGATACTGTTGATGTAGATATTGATTTAGGATTTGGTGTATGGTTACATAAAGAACGCGTAAGAATGTTTGGTATTGATACTCCAGAATCAAGAACTAGAGACCTAGAAGAAAAAAAATATGGATTGGCTGCAAAGAAATTTTTAACTAGTATGTTAGATGATGATGGAGGCATAATACTTAAGACTCATAAAGATAAAACTGGTAAGTTTGGTAGAATACTTGGTGAGTTATGGAGAACAACTAATTATGCTGATCAGTCTATAAATAACTATATGATTGATAAACATCATGCAGTAATGTACTTGGGTCAATCTAAAGAAGATATTCAGGAACAACACATTAAGAATCGAGAGTTTGTTACATTAGATGAGTGATAAAAAAGAAATGGAAAAATTTTTTCCACCTGAAGAAAAGAATATTGATAATGATTATAAGTATTCTCGCGATACTTATTATGAGTTAGTTGAAAAAGGAAAACAAAGTTTAGAACTTATGATTGAGGTTGCAAGAGAAAGTGAGCATCCTCGAGCTTTTGAAGTTTTGTCTGGAATGATTAAAAATATTTCAGACGTAAATGATAGATTAATGGACTTAAACAAGAAAAAGAAAGACATTGACAAGAAAGACGAAGTTAAAAAGATTGCAAATACTACAAATAATCTTTTCGTTGGTTCCACAACTGAGCTACAAAAGCTGCTTAAGAATGAATCGGAAATAGTAAATGTCACTCCAAAACCAGAATGAAAACTATCTAGGCAATCCTAATATTAAAAAAGACGGTATTGTTTCTAATTTTACTGAGGAACAAGTTATCGAATATGCAAAGTGCATGAAAGATCCTGTGTACTTTATAGAAAAATATGCTAAGATTATTTCATTAGATAAGGGTTTAGTACCTTTTAAATTATACCCCTATCAAAAAAAGATGTTTAAGCAATTTGAGGAGAATAGATTTAATGTCGTACTTGCATGCAGGCAATCAGGTAAATCAATATCGGCGTGTGGATACTTATTATGGTTTGCACTCTTTCAATCAGAAAAATCAATTGCAGTTCTTGCGAACAAAGGTGCCACTGCAAGAGAAATGTTGGCGAGAATTACTATTATGCTCGAGAACATTCCTTTCTTTCTTCAGCCGGGCGTTAAAGCTCTCAACAAATCTAATATTGACTTTAGCAATAATAGTAGGATTATCGCTGCTGCTACGACTGGCTCTTCAATTCGTGGACTTTCTATTAACTTACTTTACTTAGATGAGTTTGCATTCGTT